AGCGCATCATCTACTGTTAGTGGTACAGGATTTAGCACATATTTGGCATCTCCTCCTGCCATTGGTGGAACTACCGCATCTACTGGTAGGTTTACAACAGTTACATCCACAGTAGCAACAGGTACTGCACCATTTACAGTTGCATCAACAACACCAGTTACAAATCTTTCTATTGGCGGTAATGCGGCAACAGCTAGTAAGGTGCAATACGCATTGACCGCAGGCACAAACATCACGTTTAGCACTGGCACTACCTATGATGGTTCAACAGCTATTACAATTAGCTCTACTGGGGGCGGTGGTGGTAGCAGTGGCGCAGGAAATGCTTACGGCTGGTTTATAAGCACATAAGGAAAATTATGTTAGTCCTAGATACAACATCAAAAACAATCACAGCGGTTTTATCTGCTGCGCCTGCAACAAACCAACCTAACTATGTGGTGGCTTGGGCAGACAATAATGGCACAACTTTTACAGAAGGTGCTTCTGATGGAACTACAAATAGCACCACTACTGTAACAATGGTGGCTTCTCCTGCCGCATCTACCCGCAGAGTTATTAAATCCATCTATATTCAAAACACTGATACCGCACAAGTAACTGTAACTGTTGGTTATTACAACGGAACAAACACAAGAGTTATTGCCAAGGTCATCCTTAATGTAGGCGACACATGGACAACAGATGCCACATTTGACTCTAATGGTCAGCTTAAATATGTGTTTGGTTCTGTCAATGCTGCAACGCAACTTACAGGTACAGTGCAAATAGCAAATGGCGGTACTGGACAATCAACACAACAAGCGGCTTTAACTGCTCTTGCTGGAACGCAAACAAGTGGGCAATATTTACGTTCAAATGGCACAAATACTTTATTGTCTGCAATTCAAGTTGCTGATGTACCTACATTAAATCAAAACACAACTGGAACTGCCGCTGGTTTATCTAGTACGCTTGCAATTGCAAGTGGTGGAACAGGATCAACCACATTGGCTGGTGCTTCTATTGCCACATACTCAGGAACAGAAACACTGACAAATAAACGCATTGACCCAAGAGTTACATCTGCCGCCTCTGCATCTTCTTTAACTCCAAGTGTTGCAACTGCTGATGTTTATGCCTACACAGCATTGGCGGCAGGACTTACCATTAATGCGCCAACAGGAACGCCTGTTGATGGGGATAAATTAATATTCCGAATTTTGGATAACGGAACAAGCCAGACATTAACTTGGGATGCCACATACACTGTAATTGGAGTTACTTTGCCAACAGCAACAACCGCAAGTAAAACAACGTATGTTGGTTGTATTTACAACGCTAATAACACCCGCTGGGATGTTATTGCAGTAACTACACAGGCTTAATCATGGCAAACAGATACTGGGTTGGTGGTACTGATACATGGGACACAACAGCGGGTTCTAAATGGGCTACAACAAGCGGTGGTACTGGCGGGCAAGCTGTTCCTACAACTTCTGATACTGTATTTTTTACAAATCTTTCTGGCATTAATATTGTAACTATTGGCACAGGTGCTGTTTGTTCAACGCTAACAATGACGGGCTTCCCAGGAACATTGGCATTTGGGTCAAATAGTATTTCAGCCGCAGCTACAAGTGGTGTTGTTTTTACTGGTGATACTACATATAGTGTTACGGGTACGCCGTTAATAAAATATACAGGCAATGCTACTGTTTCTGCAAGAAATATAAATCCAGGAACTCCAACTGAAGCTAATAGCATAAGTTTTGAAATTAACAATGGATCAACTAACATAAGTTTTTCTGGAGCTTCAAATAGTATAAGAAGTTTAACTTTTAGCGGTAGTTTTACTGGTGGATTTTCTAATATAAATCCAATCACATTTTATGGTGATTTAACTTTAAAATCAGGAATGTCTATAACTGCTGGAACAACTGCAAGAACATTTGCTGGTAGCGGAACTCAAAAAATAACAAGCTCGGCAATAAACTTAGATTTTCCAATTACATTTTCTGGAACAGGTACTTATCAACTACAAGATAATTTGGCTGTTGGTACATCAACATTAAGAACAATAACGCATACATCTGGCACAATTGATCTGCAAAGTTATACCTTAACGCATTTTGGTATATATACATCAAGTAGCTCAGTAAGTAGTAGAGGTTTTACTGGTACTGGTGTTTACAACATTACAAGAACTGGTACTGCTACTTATTGGGATTGTGCTGTAGCCACAGGATTTACAAGATCAGGAACTGCCTCTGTTCAATTTACAGGCGTAAATACTTCTGCTTCTACATTAACTGTTTTGCATGGAACAACAACTGGCGCAGAAGCTAATGCAATGTCGTTTTTCTTTGGTTCAGCACCAACAGTAGTTCTTGCAAATACAAATAAAATTGCGGATTTAGGTGTTTTACCCAGTTCTTTCATAACTCTTTCTGGTGGGGCAACGGGACGCACTATATATGGTGGATTTTTTGGAGGTGTTAGTACCACTTCATCTGCCAATCCATTTGGTGTATTAACATTTGCATCAACAAGTGCAACTGCAAGAAACATCAATATTACATCATCAAGCTATGAACTTAAATTTACTGGAGTTGGCGGTTCTTGGCAATTGTCAGGTACATTAAGTGCGCCAACAGTCACATTAACTAACGGTACATTTTCGACAAATGGAAACAGTTTAACTGTTACAACTTTTGATTTTACAGCCACAGGAACAAGAACTTTAAATATAGATACAACTTTGACTATTAATGCCGTTGGAACATTTAAAGGCATTTCAACTGGCACAACAATAAATAATACTGGGACTATTAGCGGGTCAGGTTACACGGTAGATGTGCCGAGTTTAAATATTGGAAATGTTTCTGCTAGTAGTTATATTTACATTGGTTCAAGCGCAGTAAGTTACACAATAAATAATCTTTCAGTCGCTTCGGGAGGCGGTGGGTCTGTTACTCTTTTTGCGGCATCAACTTTAAATATTGCTGGTAATTTGTCAATTGATGGGGTTAGCGGAAATACAAATACATTAAAATCAAGTACATCTGGAACACGGGCAAATATTAGCAAATCAAGCGGGACTATAATTACAAATAATTTAAATATTATAGATAGTAACGCCACAGGTGGGGCAGTATGGAGAGCACCAACTAATTATGGAAATATTGATGGCGGTAACAATTTAGGTTGGAATTTTTCCGCAATATCTGCTGCTGGTGGCGGTGGCAACTTTTTAATGTTTTTCTAAAGGATAGGCAATGACTCCAGAACTTGACAAATACTATTCAGACCGATTTTCCATGATGGCAATGGATGGTTGGAAAGAATTAACTATTGATATTGACAATATGATAGAGTCGCTCAATAATATAAGCGTTATTCCTGATGAAAAGACCTTGATGTTTAAAAAAGGCGAACTTTCCATCTTGACTTGGCTAAAAACCTTGAAAGAGGTCAGCGAAAAGGCTTATGAGGAATTGAATGAAAAGAATGTATGAATTTGCCTGTGAAAACGGGCATCGCACTGAAAAACTGGCTGATTATGAGGCGGTCAATGTCCAGTGTGATTGTGGTTCGGTAAGTCACCGAATCATTTCTGCGCCCAACATCAAGTTGGAGGGTTGGAGTGGGCATTTTCCTACATCAGCCCATCAATTTGACCGAAAACATCGGGAAAAATTGGCGGCAGAATTGAAGTCGGACTCATAAACTTTTGTCGAGTCCATGTGTAATCTCCTAAAACCCAGAGTGGGCAGGAAAAGGAAACTGTATGTTGTTAGATAACGATGATGAGATGCTAGGTGAAATTCAAGCTGTTGAAAAGCAGAAACTGGAGTCCACTGTTGAGTCGATGAATGCTGATGTTCCCGATAAATATCGGGGCAAAGAACTGTCAGACATCATCAAAATGCACCAAGAGGCTGAAAAGTTGATTGGTAAACAGGCTCAAGAGGTGGGCGAGGTACGCAAATTAGCAGATGAACTGATTAAGCAAAATCTCTCTGGCAATCGACAAAATGCAGAGGTTGAGCCTGAAATTGATTTTTTTGAAGACCCAAAAAAGGCAGTTCAGAACACTATTGATAAACATCCAGATGTACTTGCGGCTAGACAAGCTAGTCTAGAGTTCAAAAAGATGCAGATTCAGCAGAAACTTGCTACTGAACATCCTGATTTTACTCAGATTGTTCAAGACCAAGAGTTTGTTGATTGGGTGAAATCTTCACCTATTCGCCTTGGGCTTTATGCTAAGGCAGATGGTGAGTTTGACTATGATAGTGCCAATGAATTGTTGAGTACCTACAAGCAATTGAAAGGTGTTCGGACTAAGCAAACAAGTGATGCTGGTGAAGCAACTCGTAAGCAGAATCTGAAAGCCGCAGCAGTTGATACTGGTGGTACAGGGGAAACAGGAAAACGAGTTTACAGGCGAGCTGACCTGATTCGGCTAAAAATGACTGACCCGCAACGATATGAATCTTTGTCTGATGAGATAATGACTGCATATCAAGAGGGTCGAGTGAAATAACACTTAACTTTTTGGAGTATTTAACATGGCAACAGCATTTTCCCCCGCAAATAACGTAACCGTTACGTCAGCAGCCAATTTCATCCCTGAAATTTGGTCAGACGAAATTGTTGCGGCTTACAAACGTAATCTTGTAGCCGCCAATGTCGTTAAAAAGATGAACTTTAAAGGCAAGAAAGGTGACACTGTTCACATTCCTAGCCCAACCCGTGGTTCTGCATCAGCTAAAGGCGCAACAAACGCCGTTACCTTGATTGTGAACAACGAAAGTGAAGTTCAAATCTCTATCAACAAGCATTACGAATATTCTCGTTTGATTGAGGACATCGTTGAAGCACAAGCATTGTCTTCACTGCGTAGTTTCTACACAGAAGACGCTGGTTACGCTTTGGCTAAACAAGTTGACACAGACTTGATCCAGTTGGGTCGTACTGCTAATGGCGGTGCTGCTGGTGCTCGGTATGACACTGGCTATATCGGCGGTGATGGTACAACAGCCTTTGACTACAGTGCAAACTCTAACGCTGGTAACGCTACAGCACTGACCGATGCAGCTATTCGCCGTACTATTCAGCGTTTGGACGATAGCGATGTACCTATGGATGGTCGTTTCTTCATCATCCCTCCATCAAGCCGCAACACTTTGATGGGTTTGGCTCGTTACACTGAGCAAGCATTTGTGGGTGACGCTGGTAACGGCAACACAATCCGCAATGGTGAAATTGGTAATCTGTATGGTATGCCTGTGTTTGTGTCTAGCAATGCTGACTCAGCATCTGCTACCACTACATATCCTGCATCTGGTACTGCAATTGCCCGTGTTTGCTTGATGGGTCATCGTGATGCGATGGTTTTGGTTGAGCAAATTGCTATTCGTTCACAGACACAATACAGACAAGAGTATCTTGGTACGTTGTTCACTGCTGACACACTCTATGGTGTTGGTGAATTGCGTGACTATGCTGCTTTTGCTTTGGTTGTACCTAGCTAAGTTGCAGTTGTTCCCCTTGCCTGATGGTGGGGGGTCTTTTTTTTAACTTGTAATTTGGAGAATTGATATGGCTGCTGCAACCGCTGTAGTCGCAAAACGAGATCAAGCATCGTTTCGTGGCTTATTTAATGACACTTGGTCTGTGACCGCAACGCTTGACTCTGCATCTGTAGCAACAGGTGCGGCTGGTGCGGCAACAGACACAATCACTGTTGCTGGTGTTGCTTTAGGTGACGCTGTAATTGCAATGTCTGTTGGTGTTTCAGAAGCTGGCGTTGTTCGTCGTGCTTATGTTTCTGCCGCAAACACTGTGACTGTTGCAACTGACAACTTAACTGGTGCTTCTGTCGATTTGGCATCAACTACCATTAAGTTAGTTATTGCTCGTTTGGTGTAATAAGGGGGGAGGGGTAACCCTCCCTTTCTTTTGGAGAATCTATGGCAACTTTTAAATGTTTAGTATCTGGCAATCTTGTGACTTTTGTTAATCAAGTAGATATTGATTCAATGAAAGGACATGATGGATATGTTAGAGTTGACATTGAAGAACCTGTAGAATACAAAAATACTGTAAGAACAGATACCGCATTTGCGCCTGTCATCCCAACATTTAAGAAGATGGGTAGACCCAGAAAGGTAGCAAATGTCTGATATTGACGCTAGAGACTTTGGTAGATTAGAGGCTCAAGTAGAGTCTCTAAATGGTCAAGTAACTCAATTGAGTGCTGATGTAAAGACACTATTAGAGTTAGCCAATCAAAGCAAGGGTGGTTTTTGGATGGGGATGGTCATTGCATCTGCCTTATCTGGCGTAGTGAGTTTTTTTGCCGCAAGGTGGTTGAAGTGAAAGAGGGACTCTTATCAGGTCAGGTTTGTCCACTTCCTACTCAGGATGTAACACTTAACCTCAAGAATCGCAACAATGCTTTCAAGAACTTTGGCTATGGTGCGCCAAACCCACTTGAACCAAATGAAGCGTTTTGGCTGAAGAAAGCCAAGATGTATAACGCACCTACTGATGTTGTCAAAACTATGCGCTGTGGCAACTGTGCGGCATTTATTCAGACTCCTAAGATGATGGAGTGCATCAAATCTGGTTTAGAAAAGAGCAAAAGCTCACCTAATGAGCTTGACTATGACCAACAGTTTATTGATGCCGCCGATTTAGGATTTTGCGAGTTATTCCACTTTACCTGTGCTGCCTTGCGTACTTGTGACGCCTGGAAATCAGGTGGTTCTATAAAGAAAGATTAATCATGGGAAATACTGCCGCTGAATTCGTTGGAATGTTGTTCTTGGCAAGGGAAATTGCCCACAGGATTCATCTAAAAACATCATCTTTTGCTGAACATAAGACTTTGAACGAGTTTTATGAGGGAATTATTCCTTTGGCAGATGACTTTACCCAACAATATCAGGGTAAATTTGATCTTAGATTAGATATTCCCTATGTAAATAACAAATACAAAGGCACGATTTCTCAAGTCTTGCGCCAGCAAATGGATTGGATTGAGGCAAACCGCCAACAAATTGTTCCTCGCACTGAGACAGCACTACATAACGTCATCGATGAAGTTGTGGGTCTGTATCAAAACACCTTGTATCAACTGACCTTAAAGTAAGGGAAAACCATGAGTACGTTCCAATTAGACCCCAATCAAGTAGCCTATGGTGTTGCTAGTAATGGCACAAGTCAGGTGGCTACAGTTACTACCAGTAGCGTTCAAATGACTGCTTTTGGTGCAAATACAACAATGATTCGCATTGCTTGTTCTCAAGGCCATTGCCACTATGCAATTGGCACAAGTCCAACGGCAAGCATTACAACATCAGCCATGATACCCCCTAATTGTGTTGAAATTGTGCGAGTAAATCCTGCCCAAAAGATTGCGTTTATCAAGGATGCAACAATTACAACTTCTACAGTTTCTGTAACGGAGTTGGTATGAAAACTAAAGCACAAAAGAAAATTAGCAAAGTTATGACCGAGTATGGTGCAGGAAAACTGCACTCAGGCTCTAAAAAGGGCAAGGTTGTTACTTCACAAAAACAAGCAGTTGCCATCGCTTTGTCTGAGGCTGGTATGTCTAAACCTAAAAGGAAAATGAAATGAAAGCTGGTTTGTATTCAAACATCAATGCTAAACAGGCTCGTATCAAGGCGGGTTCTGGTGAAAAGATGAACAAGGTTGGGTCTAAAGCTGCACCTACTGCCGCTGACTTCAAACAAGCAGCAAAGACTGCAAAGAAGCCTAAAAAGAAAACAATGATGGGATATTGATGAAAACTCCTACTTGGCAAACAAAAGCTGGTCAAAACCCTAAAGGGGGGTTGAATGCCAAGGGGAGATCATCTTATAATGCAGAAACTGGTGGTAATTTGAAGCCGCCAGTAAAGTCTGGAGATAATCCCAGACGAGCTTCTTTTCTCGCCAGAATGGGCAACATGGATGGTGCAGAGTATAAGGATGGCAAACCCACAAGGTTGCTACTTTCTCTGCAAGCATGGGGTGCTTCATCTAAGGCAGACGCAAAGGCAAAAGCTAAAGCGATTTCGTCAAGAAATAAAGGAAAGAAGTAATCTA